GTCTTTCTTTTTTGGGTCGTGAAAGTTTTTTAATATATCATAGTTAATGATAACAAAATCAGACTGATCTGAAAATTTCTTACCTTCTGCAATATAAACGGTTCTGTCTGAATAATTCGCAATCTCTCTTTCCCAATTTATTTTTAAAGACGCAGGACAAATTATTAATATTTTTTTTGCACCTGTTTCAAGTGCAGATATGATTGTTGATGTTGTTTTACCAAGACCCATATCATCAGCCAAAATAAACTTTTTATTTCTAACAAGTTTTTCAATAGCCTCTTTTTGATGTGACATTGGTGACCTGTGATCGTATTTAGAATATTCAATAACAACATTTTTAACTTCGTTATCTTTTACTAATGCCGACTTTGGTATCCAAAAATCATGTAAAGTTTCCCCACTAAAAATTTTACCCCATATATGGTATGATTTATCTTTCTCAACTAATAACTTTTCAACATAAATTTCTGATGGTTCTTTTGTGTACATTTTGTCTTCCATCATTTTTTTACCAAAATATGAATCTAACTTAACCCATTTTTTTGCAACCTTTGGTGTTCTTCCGTGAAAGTTTATAATGTACTCCGCTTGTGGTCTTGTGGGTGTAAATGTCTTACTATTTTGTTTTTTGTGTTTTAAATTTAAGATATAGTTATTTGACCCTACGTAATCATCTAATAACTGAAGGGCTCTTGTTTCGGGAGTTTTTGAAATTAATTCTTCCATTATATTATAAATAAAAATAGTAAATAATATAAAAAAATCAATTAAAGTATTTATATATATGACACAAAATAGAGTACCAATAACTAGATTAAATAAATTCTTTTCTGAAGAAGATTTCAATTTAGAAATTGAAATGGGTATGGAATGGCAAATGGGTGATATGAATTTCAGTGTTGTTTTATATCGTGTTGATAGACAAAGAACAAATAACGACGATGTTTATGGCGAAGCATTAACAGAAGGAATACAATTTTTAGCACCTGTAGAATTAAAAGGATTAGTTAAAATAGACGCTCCCACAAATTCAGATTACGGAACATCAAAACTTTCACAAATAGAACCAGGTAATATGACATTTAGTGTTTATCAATCACACTTAGATCAGTTGGCTGTTGATATTTCTTTGGGTGATTACTTAGGTTATTATGAAACTGAAGATAAGGTAAGGTATTACAGTGTTGTTAATGATGGTAGAGTTACTTCAGATAATAAACATACTTATGGTGGTTATAAAAAATATTACAGAACAATAATAGCAGCACCGATGAATTTAACGGAATATAAAAAATGGCATTACCTAAACAACAAAAAAAATTTTTACCTTTAATTCCACAGAAATTTGGTAAGGAAAGAAGAATGGAGTTGATAGAGGACGTTACAAAAGACGGAACCTATTTACCAAAAGGTGTTTTACATGCAGATTTAGATAAAGGAGTTTTAGATTTTGTTAAAGAACAACTTAAATTAACCGTTGATGGTAAAGTGGTTCCTACCGTCGATAAGATTATAACAACCCAAAGCTGGTCTCAGTTTACCGAAACATGGAAATTTCAAGATTTAGATAAAAACGTTTCATTACCATTTATTATTACTGTTAGACAACCTGAAGTTAAATACGGAAAATTTCAAGGAGGTGCAGCAAATATACCTGAAAGATTAAGATTTTTTTATTATTCAGTACCAACATGGGACGGAGATAGAAAAGGGGTTGACGTTTATAAAATACCTCAACCAATCCCTGTTGATATAACTTACAGTGTTAAAATATTTTGTAATAGAATGCGTGAATTAAATGAATTTAATAAATTATTCATGCAAAAATTTACATCAAAACAAGCATATGCACAAATTAAAGGGCACTATATGCCAATTAAAATGGAAGACCCAACAGATGAGTCAGTTAAAGATATTGAAAAAAGAAAATATTATATTCAAAATTATAAGATTACTTTAATGGGTTTTTTATTAGATGAAGAGGAGTTTCAGGTATCACCAGGAATAACAAGAAATGTAACCATGTTTGAAGTGGATACTTTAAATAGAAGAAGAAAAACAAAAATAGAACCACCAAGACCTGATAATTTTGATTTAGACTTATTATTTGTTTCAGGTAATACTCAACTTAATGAAGTCTTTAGATATACAGCAGATATTGTTATTGAACATACAACTAACATTTCAAGTTATGACGTTAATATAAATAATAATTATGTAGGGTCCGACTTAGATAAAATCCAAATTAATGATGGTGATACGTTAACAATAACAGTTACTAAAATAGATAATACTCAAGAATCCACAATTAAAACTGTTGCTTATATTGTTACTTAAAAACTATTCACCATATATGTCTTTTTCTTTTTGACAAGTTTTTACTATTAAGGTTTCTAAAAATTTATAAATCTTTAATCCTTTTTCATCACAGTAATCTTTAAGTATTTTATGTGTCTCTAAAGAAATCTTTATATTCTTTATTTTTTTCATGATTTAAAAGTAAATAGTTTAGTATGAAAAAAGGCAGAAAAAAATATCCTACATCTTAAATAATTATATTGCATCAAAGTTTTTTGCATTTTTATCTAGTATTTATATATAAAATAAATTTATAAATTTTAATTAATAATGGCTTCAACAAACAAAGTATTCGTTTCTCCTGGTGTTTATACCTCAGAACGAGATTTAACTTTTGTGGCTTCAAGTGTAGGTGTAACAACTTTAGGACTTGTGGGTGAAACTCTACAAGGACCGGCATTTGAACCTATTTTCATAACAAACTTTGACGAGTTCCAAACTTATTTTGGCGGTACCTCTCCTGAAAAATTTGTTGGTACTCAAATACCTAAATATGAAGCTGCGTATATTGCAAAATCATATTTAAGTCAATCAAACCAACTTTTTGTAACAAGAATCCTTGGTCTATCAGGTTACGATGCGGGACCTTCTTGGTCTATTACAACAATCGCAAACCCAAATCCTGGAACAATTGCAGCAACAGGGGTTACATCAGGTACTGTAACATTTACAGGTACAACAGGTGCAAGTACTAATATTACAATTACTTCAGTAACACCAGCAGTACTTAATTCTGATTTTTATAATGATTATACATCATTTAATGGTGGAACTTCTTCATTAAATGCTGATTTTCAAACTTTTATATCTACTGAAGTAAATAACTTTGCAACTCTTGGTTCGGGAGCGACCGGTGGTGAAGCCTTATTTTGGGGTACTGTAAGTAGTAGTACCTTTAACTCAGTAACATCTGAAACATTTGGTGTTGATAACGTTTTATTATCGAATGCTAATTTATCAGCATCAACAAACGACCCTTGGTATTACGCATTATTTGACTATACAAAAACACAAAGCGTTGGTTCATACGCAGGTTATGGTTTTGGTACGGCATTAAGTGCGATAGGTACAGGTACAACTTCAACACAATTTACAGGAACATGTACTGTTTATTTAACTCTTTACTCAGGTACACCATATAGTGATTATGATGATTTAGTAGTTGCAACTTTAAGATCTAGAGGTATTACTAATTATAGTTCAACACAGGCAGGACCGAGATATGAAGTTTCAGCAACATCAGACGCTTCTATGGTATGTACAGGTATTTATTCAGGTATCACAAAAGACCCTTTTGGTAATTTCTTAGTAACAGGAACAACATTTGATAATGATACTTTTAGTTTTGAAACATCATTACAATCATCAAATTCTAATTACCTTTCAAAAATATTTGGAAGAAGTAATTTTGGAAAAGATAGAACTCAAGTACCTTTATTTGTTGAAGAAGTATATTCTAGTTTATTATTAAGTGGATACAGACAAGGTAAAGTTAGAGGTTTATACTGTGACTTTATTGAGTTAGATAGTGCTAAATCTTTAGATACACAGTCAATAGGATTCTATTTAGAACAATATCAAACACCAAAAACACCTTATTTAGTGTCAGAACTAAGAGGTAACAAAGTTTATGATTTATTTAAGTTTGTTTTAATTTCAGATGGTAATGCTGCAAATAGATTAGTTAAAATATCAATTGCAAACATTTCATTTAATAGTAGAACATTTGATGTATTAGTTAGAGACTTTTTTGATACTGATGATAGCGTTAGAGTTATTGAAAGTTTCACAAACTGTTCGTTAGATCCAAACCAAAATAATTATATTGCTAACAAAATAGGAACATCTAATGGTGAATATCAAGTAAAATCTAAATATGTAATGATTGAGATGAGCGATGAAGCACCAACTGACGCATTACCTTGTGGTTTTGATGGTTATGTATTTAGACAATATGCAAGTGCAACATCACCGTTTTTA